GACTACCAGCGGTGCATTGAAGTCTGGCGCTGTTGTTGACGATGAATTCTATGTAGTCAATGAGAGAGAGATTGACGGCTCTACCGTATCTTATGTTGAGCGGTGGGACTTCTCTTATCTGATGGACTCATCTATTAAAGTAAGCCCAACACCTACTCAAACGATCATTACAGGTCTCAGCCATTTAGAAGGCGAGACAGTACAGATTGTCGGTGATGGGATTGTGCTTAGTCCAAAAACCGTACTAAGTGGTGAGATAGAGTTAGACGCTAATGAAATCGGTTATTCGCAGATTGAATTGGGCTTAAACTTTGTACCAGAATTGGTACCAATGCCACTAAATACCAATATGGGCTCTGGGCAGAATGCGATGAGATTAAAGCGCATTATACGAGTCAATATGCGCGTATATGAGACGTATGGCGTTCATGTGGACGGTAACCCTGTTCCGATCAGAACGTTCGGCTCTGCGCCAACTACGCCCTTAGATAGCGCCCCTACAGCATTAAGTGGCATAATATCCGATGTATATGATGTTAACGGTTGGAATCGAGACGTTATGCCAACAATCAGTGTACCAGACCCAACGCCTTTCCATATCCAGGCGATTGAATACGAGGTGGAGTCAAGCTAATGGACCCGTTTACTATATTTGCAATTTTGGCTGCGGCATCTGGCGGTGTATCTGCTAGGGCTTCTTATGTTGCTGGCAGGGTGCAAGAGGACGAGCTTAAACGTCAAGCCGAGCAAGAAAAGATATCGGCACAAAGTCGAGAGCTACAGAGACGACAAGAGCTAAACCGAGCGCTAGCGGCTAACATGGTGAGCATGGGGCAGTCTGGACTTGCAGGTGAAGGCACCCCAGCAAGCATAGCCCTAGCGGGAGCCAAGCAGGTAGGAATAAGTGAGGGCGCTATCAGCCTTACGGAAAAATTACGGCAAGCACAGTTAAGACGACAAGGCTCTATGGCGGCTAGTACTGGTAAGTTACAGGCGGCATCTACACTGTTACAGACGGGAGCTAGTTTGGCTGGGCAAGCACAGCAGAGCCAAAGCATTGGTGGAGAATAATTAATGGCGATCAAACAGATTGACTATTACGGACGATTTGAGGCGACTCCTGCCGATGAGTCTACCGCTAGACGTTATCGCGCCCTTGCTGGATTAGCCGAGCAGGTAAGTGACACTGCATTAGCCATTAGCCAAAGGCAGTTAGAAAAGCGAGCCGCTCAAGCTGAAAAGGAAGGTACAAAAGCTGGCGAACTCGCTGGTATGCAAGCGGTTCAGACTGGAAACTTAGAGTTAAAAGGTGGCGAGACTATATATGACGAGTCTTACAATGCCGCCTTAGAGTCTGCGTACCTAGCCCAAGTATCGAATGATGCTAGAAACGAAGTCACAAATATAATCGCCCAGGCTCCTGATGATGTACAGGCTTACACTAAGCTAGCAGAGCAAGCTAGGGCTGGCATATTGACTGGCGTTGATGATCGCTTTGCTGAGGTTGTTGACGCTACGATAACCAACTTTATCAACAACGGTCAGACCAGAGTATACGCTGCCGAGCAAAAGAAAAACCGAGACATGGCCAACGAGTCTCGACTTGCCGCTATTAACTCTGCGGCTATTGATGCGGCTGGGGTATCTCGAAACGGAAACCGCGAGCAAGCAATGGCTTCTGTTATGGAGGCTGAGGTCACGATTGACTCAATGGTGGCTACTGGTGATTTGGGCGTTGATAAGGCTGAGGAGCTAAAGCGCGGCATTAAGCGTGAAGTATTAGAGCAGGACTATAAGTTTCAGATAGACCAAAAGGTAGAGGCTGAGGGTTTTTCTGCCGCCTATAAAGCGTTAGATGAATTAGAGCGACCTAATGACTTTACGCCCGATGAGTGGGCATCTTTTAAATCAAGCACTGCAACTGAACTTAGTCGCTCAAAATCTATTCAAGATGCAAGCCTAGTCACGGCTGAAAAAGAAACACGAAAAGCTATAACCAATTACGAAAACGCGGTGTCTTTAGGTATTGAAGTAGACCCACAAGAGAAGGCTCGCGTTGCTAGTCTGGTTGAAGGCACAGAGTTTCAAGCCCAGTTTGATCGTGTGAATACGGTCGCAACCTTTTCTGTTATGCCGACTCGGGATAGAAACCAAATCCTACAGCGAGCAGAAGAACAAGCCCAAAACTTAGAGGGCGTTGATGATTACGCTGCCCTAATATCTGCCGAGCAAAAAATCAGACAGCGCCTAGAAAAAGATGCGTTTCAGTTTGGTGTTGAGCAAGGCTTGGTTGACATTGAGCCTTTCGACTACCAAGACCCAGAGAGCCTAGCAAAACGAGTGTCTCAGGCTGATTTATTGTCAGAACACTACGGCACTCAAGTAGCGCCTTTAACTGACTCTGAAGTCTCCACACTGGCGGTCGGCATTAATCAAATGACCGTTGAAGAAAAAATAGCTTTAGCTAACACCCTTCAAGAAGCACCAGCATTGTGGGGCAAGCTAGATGAAAAGAATCAGAAAGCCTTTGCTATGGTTGGTGCTATTGGCGACCCGAATATCATGCGCGAAGTATTTAACGGGCAGGAATTGTTAAAGAACAATTTGGTTCAAGCGCCTAGCAAGCAAGATTACCTAACGACCTTTGAGGATTATATCGAGGACGTATACGGCACTGACGATAAGGCGGCTATCATGCAAGCGGCCATTGCGCATTATTCTTCTGTGCAGATACCTGGCGAGCAATTTGATGGCGGACTGTTTGAAGAATCATTATCAGCTGTTGCTGGCACAATAGAAAAGCTAAACGGCTTTAAGACTGTTATGCCCAGAGGACTCGACCCAGATCAGTTTGAAAGTTTCGTTGATAACATTGACGCTGATTACATTGAGTCTATTGGTGGCGTTGCTAATATGCCTGTCGATATGGCGGTTGATGTTATTAAAAACTCCCGTTTATTTGCAGTAGGTGAGAACTTCTACGAGGTTCGCGTTAACGGTATGCAGAGCCTTATGAAGCGTGACGGAACGCCTTTAATTATTAGCTACACTCCAGAGGCGGCAGCTGGTGTATCGTCTCGGTCGCAAGCTGAGAAAAGGAAGCGCAGACAAAATGCACTTAGTGAACTGAGGTCGTTTTAATGGCGTTTGTTTCTGAGAGAGACAAAAGGGCGCGAGAGCAACAAATTGTTCCCTATGACCCTGTAGAGACTCCAGACTTTAGCGAGGTGTTTGGCGCTGCCGTTGGTCAAGTGGTAGACGAGGAAATGTCTATCTCTGCGTTTTTAAACATGGAAGAATTTGACGACCGCAAACAAACAGTCAGGCGGTTGGCTGATGAAGGGTTTAACGTTAACAAGTACACCAGCCCTACGGGTGTTATTGATTACGACCGAATTGCTAGAGACACAGGGCAGGTTAAAACAGACGACGAATTGTTTAACAGACGCAACGAGTTATTAGCACAGCGCAGACAATACCGAGAAGATGTGTTTGAGCGCGGTAGCGGCATGGCGCAATTCTTTGGCATGGCTACTGGATTCGTACTTGACCCTATTAACATTGCTACTTTACCTATCGCGACTGCTGGTGTGTCGTTAAAGGCTCTCGGTACTTTGGGTGCGGCAATGACCGTAGCAAAAAGAGAGGCAGCCTTAGCGACCGCTAGCGAGCTAGGGATTCAGGGCTTTGTCTATCAGCATAAGCACGATATTGACTCACCCTATAGTGCAAGTGATGCTCTTGCTAACATTGCAATGGCGGCTACTGGAGCGGCTGTTTTAGGTGGTATTACTGGTGGGCTGGTTGGGTACTTCGGAAAAGTAAGAGAAGCGGCATTAGAGAACGCTGATATCTTGCCAAACTCTCCTGAAATGATGGCTTATGACCAGCTAGCCAGAATGGAAGAAAACATTGTTGCCGCAAGAACCGATACGTCTTTTTATGATGTGGCTGATGATTACGCAAAAGTAATGCAAGGCGAGATAAAAGATTTCTTATCTGCAAAAGAGCAGACGCTTTCAAGAATGTACAAGCAAGTAAGTGAGATGGAAACACAGCCAAGAATGAGCCAGCTAATAGCAGACCTTGGCGGGTTAAATCAAAAGGCGTTTGAGGCAGAAGGTCTTGGAAAGGCTGATTTTCCTAGGGTTAAGGGTGTTTTTGGAAAGCCTTTGTTTAGAAAAAATGGCGGTCTAACGCTAGATGGATTGGCAGAGAAACTTTACGAAGAACGATTAATTCCAGAATTTGACAGTCAAATGGCGTTTGATTTTGTTGAGCGATTGTTTAGAGGCGGCCGAGAAGCTAATGTATTTGTAGACCCTCAAACACAAAGCAGATACGAGTCACTAAGAACTCAATTAGGATTGCTGGAGTCTGCTACTGACGATGAGCTAGAGGTGTTTTATAAAGACGCAGCGGTAAGAGCGGTTGAGTCTGACGCTGACATTCTTAGGGAATACGAATCAAAGCTGGAAACATTTAACGAGCCATCACAAAAACCAGAAAACTACGTTCAGCCACAGCCACAAAAAGCCGCACCTGCTAGCGTTACAGCTAGAGAGCGTGACATACTAGAGCGCAACGGATTGGCAGAAGATTACGACCGAGATATACAGGCATTTATGAATCTTGAGACTAAGCGGGTTATGGTTGACGGTGAGATAATTGACGCAGATCAGATTATGAAAGAGCTTGATGATGAGATTGAAGGCATAAACAGCGTACTGGAGTGTGCTCTTGGCTAGCTTTAACGAATGTATTGATATCGCATTAAAGAATAAGCGCATCTCTAAGGATGTGGCGCAAGCCGTTCTGTCGTCTCAAGACCCTAACGCAGCCATTGACGATATCTTAGGGAATCTATCAAGACAGCGCAGAGAGACTGCTATACAAGCCGTTAGGTTCGCCCAGGCTTTTGATGATATCAAGTCACACCCTAAGGGTATGTATTACGGGTTAACTGCCCTTATGACTAAAGACCCTAAAGGAGTCTCTAGTTATAACAATGTGGAATACTTAGCCAAGTTTTACGAAGGCAAGTATCACTCAAAGTTTGCCGAGGTTTTATCAAAGTTTAGAACTAGAATGTTTGGCCTTACCCAAGATGAGGAAGGCTTAAACAAACTGGTTCGCGCCATTTATGGTGAAGCGGTAGACGATCCAGAGATTGAGGGGTTCGCTAAACAGTGGCTAGAGTTAACTGATGAAATACGCTCAGATTTTAATGCTCGCGGTGGCTCGGTATCTAAAAACGAGCGCTGGTTTATGCCGCAAAAGCATGACGGTGTAGCCATTGAGAAGTTAGGGCGTGAGACTTGGAAAGAAGAAATCAAGCCCCTGCTAGATCGGCAGTATATGTTAGATGATGCTGGCAAGCCTTTGGGCGATGTTGAGTATGAGGAAATGCTCGACTACGTTTACGAAACCATTACTACTGGTGGATTAAATAAAGTTAAGGAAATGACAGTCCCGAGAATGGGCAAAAAGCTATCTCGCAAGGGTAGCGAGCGCAGAGTCTTGTATTTTAAAGACGCAAAGTCTTGGATTGACTACCAAAACAAGTACGGCAAAGGCGACGTATTCACTACGCTAACGGATCATATTAACGCATACGCTAACGACGTAGCCTTAATGGAGCGGTTCGGCCCAAGCCCAGAGACAACCTACCAAGCCTTACGCGCTATGGTCGATAAAGAGGCGCGGCTTACTCAGACACAAAAGGCAATGTCTGACTCTATTTTTAATGTGGTATCTGGCAAGTTAAACCAAGGTGAATTAACTGGTTTAGCTGATTTTATGCAGACCACTCGAAACTTATTAACGGCTGCGTTTTTGGGTAAGGCGTTTTTGTCTGCGCTTTCGGACGTTGGCTTTCAAGCAATTACCGCACGGTTTAATAATATCCCAGCTTACAAAGTGATTGGTCGCCAGTTAAGTTTGCTAAACCCAGCTAACGAAGCGGATCGAGTTTTTGCGACTAAAATCGGCTTAATCTCAGAGGCCGTTAATAGGGCTTCAGCGGCCAATAGATACTCCGATGTATACGGTACAGGTAAAAGCACAAAAGTCGCTGAGTTTGTTATGAGGGCGTCTCTGCTAGAGCCTTGGACTGACATGGGTAGAAAGGCGTTCGGCATGGAGTTTTCTGCAATGTTAGCGGAGAACTTTGGCAAAACAGTTGATGAGCTAGACCCTATCTTACAAAACCGATTTGAAGCGTATGGAATTACGGCTGACGATTGGAATGTGTTTAGATCGCAAAAGCCGATAACAAACAAAAAGGTTCAGTTTGCCGATATGCTTCAGGAGCGTGGCGAGAAGTTTCACAGAATGGTGTTATCTGAGACCGATTATGCCGTGCCATCTCCAGACGCTAGGGTAAGAGCTATTACTACCGCGGGGCAAGGTAGGTCAACTGTAGCAGGGCAGGGCATTAGAACCATTATGATGCTGAAGTCTTTTACTATCACGATTGCTTTGACTCACTTACAGCGCGCGGCATTTCAAGTATCGGGTGGTCAGAAACTTGAATACATGGGTTTATTGCTAACCTCGACTACCGTTTTGGGCGCTTTGGCGTTACAGGCTAAGGATATTGCGGCAGGTCGAGAACCCCGCCCAATGGATAATAAAGAGTTTTTTGGGGCGGCCGTTATTCAAGGTGGTGGATTGGGGATATTCGGTGATTACTTATTTTCTGACGTTAACCGATTTGGTGGCGGTATTGTGTCAACAGCGTTTGGGCCTACTGGTCAATTGGCAGAGGACGTTTTTAAAGTATCATTAGGGAATATACAACAAGCCGTTAAGGGTGAAGAAACTAATGTATTGGGTGAATCTGCTAGATTACTTGAGCGATATACACCCGATATATGGCAGACGCATCTACTTAAAAACGCGATGTTTGACCAGATTGAAATGCTAGCTGACCCAGACGCACAAAGAAAGTATAATCGTATGATGAGAAAACGGCAGCGTGAATATCAACAGGATTACTGGTGGAAGCCAGGCGAACCTTTACCAGAGGCTTTAAAATGACAGTAGCAAACAATTTAAGTAGAGACCAATATTCTGCAACCAGTGGGCAGACGGTATTCCCGTACACTTTTGAGATATTTCAAAAGGAAGATGTTGCGGTTCTAAAAAATTCTGTGCTACTTGCAGAGGGAACAAACTACACAGTCTCGGGTGTCGGGAATGAAAATGGCGGCAATATAACTTTGACGATAGGCGCTACTGCTGGCGACCTGATTACAATTTACCGTGACATGGCGCTTGAGCGAACAAGTGATTACCAGACTTCTGGCGACTTTTTAGCCCAAGAGGTTAACGATGACTTTGATCGTCTATGGCTTGCATCACAGCAAATAAATGACAGGATTGACAGGGTTATAACTATTCCAGAAGGAGATAGCCCTAGCGTAAATTTAGAGCTACCAGCGTCAGCAGATCGCGCTGGAAAAGTTTTGTCTTTTGATTCTGGTGGAAATGTTACGGTTACAACCGCAACTGGTGGTGGCGGTGGAGCTTCTGACGCATCGGCTGTTACTTATACACCTGGCGGTGCTGGTGCGGTAGAAACAACGGTTCAAACTAAATTGCGCCAGATTGTGTCGGTTAAAGACTTTGGTGCTACAGGTGATGGAACAACCGACGATACTGCGTTTATATCTGCCGCCTTAAATAGTGGAGCAACAACTGTATATTTCCCAAGTGGCACTTATAAGATAACTGCTAGAATTTTTTGTAACGTATCTAACAATCTTACGGTCATTGGTGATGGCGCTAAGATTGATATGGACTCTGTTGAAATATACGAGATGCTACGTTTTTTCGTTACAGCGCCAATAGATATTCTTCATGTAGAAGGGTTGCACCTTGATGGTAACGGCTGGGCTAAAACGGGAATTTATGTTGATTGCAACGCTCAAGCAACTCAACTAGTGACTGTTGAAAATAATTTCTGTGAATTCTTTGACAATTTAACCGTTTCTGGAAGCACCTATGGGATCAGGGTTGACGCGCTTGGTGCTGAGTCTGTAAGGGTTGTTGGTAATAGAGTTTACAATGTTACTCGAACTGTTCCAGTGGGTGTTGGTGTTAACTCATCTGTTGGTATTGGTATATTCGAGGTTGTTCATGGCGCTGTTATTAGCCAAAACCATATTGAGAATATAGGAAGTTATGTAGGCGCTGCTGATGCTGATGGTCTGCAGGTTTGGGCTTACAATAAAGGATTAACACAACACCAAACAGCCGCACCAAGAATTGTAGAAAACTACTTTTACAACTGTAAAGGTAGATTTATTAAATTTCAGTGCGCCAACGCTATTGTTTCAAACAATCGTTTTGAACTTAACAACATGGAAGCGGTTGATGGCTTTATATATGTAGACTACCAACAGGGCGGTGGAATTTGTTCGGATAACACTGCGTTTCATAAACCTGCCGTTGGGTACGGCCAAAGCGCTAGGTTTTTTAATTGCAGTTTAAGATCGAATGATATTGATGAAAATGTATTTATCTGCTCAAACAACTCTGTAATTCTTCAAGGCAATATGTATTGCTTTGCTTTTGTGTTCCAAGATGGGTTGGGAGTGAGTAATGGTACTGTTAAACTTTCCGACAACATTATTACAGATCGGTTTGAAACATATAGCGTTGATTATTTTACCGTTTTGGGCCTTGATGATAGCGTCACCTTTTTGGATTTAACGATCAGTAATAATCAACTTGGCTATCTTGGTAGCACTGGGGCGCTCTTTTCGTTTTATGGCCCATCTCTTGCTGATTTGGCCGATGCTGTAAAAGGCCCGTCAATAGCTGAAAAATATAAATTAAGCCTGATTAATAATGCAGTTAGAACCGAGGGCGCTGGAATTGATTTGATAGACACTCAATTGAGTGGTGGTCGGCCACCATTTATGAAATACCTAATGATTGCTGGCAACTCAAACTTCACAGATTCTCAGGTGTTCGCTCAAGGCATGGATGTTCAAACGCTTCCCCAAGGAACTGCTTTTTATTATGCAACAGATGGGTCTACTGGAGGCTTAATTAACGCCCCTGTTGGCTGGGAGCAGCTTGTCGTTGTTGAGAAAGTAAGTCACAACTTTTGTAGGATTAGCAAAATTGCTGGAAATGAAATAGCCATATTTAGAACAGATGTTTTATCTGGCTATAGATTTAATTATACAACAGCGTTGACATTCTAATGTCTAAGTCTTTACTTAAAAGAATAGGCGTAAGCGGTTACAATAAACCTAAGAAAACGCCTAGTCACCCAACCAAGTCTCATGTTGTGGTGGCTAAGTCTGGTGACCAAGTAAAGACAATACGGTTTGGTCAGCAAGGTGTTAGTGGCTCACCTAAGAAAGAAGGCGAGTCAGAATCGGCTAGAAAGAGGCGAGAGTCTTTTAAGGCTAGACACAGAAGGAACATAGCCAAGGGCAAAATGTCTGCGGCTTACTGGGCTAACAAAAGTAAGTGGTGAGTTTATGAAGAAGCCAAAGAAGGGGTTGTACTACAACATTATGAAGAAACGAGAGCGCATTGCTAGCGGCTCTGGTGAGCGCATGAGGAAGCCTGGCACAAAGGGCGCACCTACTGCACAGAATTTTAAAAACGCTGCTAAAACAGCAAGGAGCTAAAACATGGCTATGAAAGACGCAAGTGGATATGACGCACCAGCAAGCAATGCTTTTGCAGTAACACCCGCTGATGGTTCAAATCTAACACACGCTGCCCGAGCGTTATTTGTGGGCGGTGCTGGTAACATTAAGGTGGATACGTTGGGCGGTGACACAGTAACTTTTACTGGTGTACTGGCTGGCTCTATTCTGCCTGTACGCATTTTAAAAGTGTATTCAACTGACACTACGGCAACCAATCTTGTAGCGGTGTACTAATATGATTGACCTCGGCATTAACCTGTTTCAAGAAATTGCGGCACTCGGTGGTGGTGGCGGGGGCTATTCTATTACTAACTCACTACGCTTTAACGATGATGACTCAGCCTATCTATCACGCACACCAAGTGTATCTGGTAACCGTAAGACATGGACGTGGAGTGGCTGGGTTAAGCGTGGGAATTTAAGCTCGTCTCAATTCTTTTTTGGAGCAAATTCAGGTGCGACTGCTGATGGCGGTTTAATTTTTACTGCCAGTGACACGCTTGGTCTTACGTTAGGTGGCAATGTGTATAATAAATACACGACTGCCGTTTTGCGTGATGTGTCTGGTTGGTATCATATTGTTGCTGTTCTTGATACTGATAACGCTACAGCCGCAAACAGAATTAAACTATATGTGAATGGTCTTGAGCAAACAGCTTACACTACACAAAACAGTGGTCTACCACCAAGTGGATATACTCCTAATTATCTAAATAATGCCAACAACCATAATATTGGAAAGTTGTCTGGCTATGCTCAAGACTACTTTGACGGCTACATGGCTGAGATAAACTTCATAGACGGTCAAGCCTTAACCCCTAACTCATTCGGTCAGATAGACGCAGCCACAGGCGAGTGGAGTCCTAAAGCATACGCAGGTACATACGGCACTAATGGCTTCTACTTACCCTTTGATGGCAATGCCAATGACTTTAGCGGCAACAGTAACAACTGGACAGAGAACAACTTAGCGTCCACCGATTACATGATTGATACACCTACGAATTCTTTTGCTGTGTTGAATCCTTTGGCGTCTGGCGGGGTAACCTTTCAAGAGGGAAACCTAGAGGCTACGTTATCAACAACAGACCCAAGATCAACAATCACCACAATGCCTGTATCAAGTGGAAAGTGGTACGCAGAGGTTTATTATAATTCACATACAAATGATTCGTTGCTTCCAGGAGTAGTTACAGACTCTTACTCTCCTATTTCTGGGACTACTAGGGCGCATACTGTTTCGTCTGGTGGCGGGTCTGTAGCTTACTTTTTAAGAGACGGCACTAAACGTATTGATGGCGTTGCAAGTTCATACGGCTCAAGCGCTACAACAGGTGACATTATAGGAATTGCCCTTAACTTAGATGACGATGAAATTACCTTTTATAAAAACAACGTAAGCCAAGGCACTATTACAACCAAGGCGTTTTCAGGTGGGTATAACTTTTTTCTGTCAAATGGGACTAGTGACGGAAACCAAGTCGCTACCCTTAATCAGGGAGCAGACTCATCATTCGCAGGTAATAAAACCCGCCAAGGCAACACAGACGCTAACGGCAAGGGTGACTTCTACTACGCGCCACCTGCGGGCTATTTAGCGCTATGCACTGAAAATACGGGTGGAGACCCGATAGCGGATATTACATGATAGCCTTCTTACTATTTAGCATACTCCAAGTCGCTGACGGCTGGACTACTATCACAGCCTTGAATCTAAATGGCCGCGAGGCAAACCCGTGGCTAAACTACCTGTTCAGAAAGTTTGGCGTTGTTCAGACTTTGATGGTTGTTAAAGGTGGCTCGATTATCATTGCTGGTCTATTCCTTGTCGGACACTGGTCTTTGTGGTGTTTGGTTGGGCTGTATGTTTTGGTTGTTGTAAACAATTTAACGCACATTAAGGGGTAATTTATGTCTGTCGAATCGACCATAGCCAAACTACAGGTTCAGCAAGAGGCTATGGCTGACGACTTGAGAGATATGAAATCCGCACTTAATTCTATTGCTACCTCACTGGAGAAGCTCAGTATCTTAGAACAGCGCCAGGATAACTCACACGTTAACATTGATCGAGCGCACAAAAGGCTAGACAACGTAGAGAACCTACTTAAAGAAGAAGTCAAAGGGCATGAGAAAAGACTGCAAGCAATCGAGATATCAATAGCAAAGAACCAGTGGATAGAACGAATAATAATGGCTGGCGTGATGGGCGTTATAGGATTGTGGATTAAGGGCGGCATCTAATGGGCTTTGTTGATTTGATAGCGGGGATATTTAAACCCGCTGCTGAATTGATCGACGAGCTTCACACGTCTGAAGAAGAAAAACTAAAACAGCAAAGGCGCCTGTTAGAAATACAAGCCATGGTCTTAGACTCATCACTCCAGTATGAAAAGGAGATGATGACCGCCAAGGCTGAGATCATTAATTCTGAAGCCAAATCAGAACACTGGATTACCGCAACTTGGCGACCGATTACCATGCTAACTTTTCTCGCTTTAGCGGTAGGTGATTCGCTAGGGTGGCTACCGAACCCTCTAAGGGACGAGGCGTGGACTTTATTACAACTAGGGCTAGGCGGTTACGTTGTTGGCAGAAGCGCTGAGAAAGTCATTAAGGAGGTTAGGCAGTGAGTGATCTTATCTCGATGTTAAAGAGGCACGAAGGTTTACGCCTAAAGCCTTACCTATGTACCGCTGATAAGTTAAGCATAGGTTTTGGCCGCAACCTTGATGACATGGGTATCAGTGAGGACGAAGCACTCTATCTATTACAGAATGACATTGATGCCTGTTATTCTGAGTTGAATGTTTTCCACTGGTTCCAAGATCTAGATCAAGTCAGGCAAGAGGCATTAGTTGATATGCGCTTTAACCTTGGGCTACCTAGATTTCTAACCTTTAAGAAGATGATAGCCAGGCTAATGGCTAAGGAATACTCACAGGCCGCAGAGGAGATTATCAACTCTCTATACGCTAGGCAGGTTGGTGATCGTGCTAACGAGCTAGCCTACATGATTGAGCGTGGCGAGTATCTAAAGTAAAAAAGCCCACCGAAGTGGGCAAGCTGCAATTAACACCCTTCTAGTACAACACAAAAAAACTTTAAAATAAATCAATAAATCTATTGCGTAGAGTAAATAGATAGCATAACATTTGTCTTGTGGAATGACGGAGGGAAGCCACATGGACGAATTAAATCAAGTTGAATACTCAGAATGGCTGCGCTGGTGTGGCTATTGTGATGCAGAACTATATTCATGGCCTTTAGACAATGACCCCGCTTATATGGCTGGGTTCTCCGAAGGCTACGCAGAAATCCAACAAGGAGGAAGTTATGAAAATTTTACTAGCTGAAAGTCACGTTAGTCCCGAGGATTGGAAAGAAGTCGAACACGAGTGCAAAATTTGCTGTGAGCCTTTAACCAGAGAGGACGACATTAAGTGCGCGGAGTGTGCTGAGGTTTACGTCATGGATATGGCGCAAACAGATACCAGTTTCGCAGGTGAGATTATTTCAGGCGAGTACGCTGTTAACTTTAACGAGTACCAGAAAGCAATGATCCAAGCCTACGAGATCAACGATCCGCAATTAATGTTCGACACGTTTGCTGACTCTATTGTTGGCGCAATTAGACTGGCTCAGGAGGGCAAGATATGAGATCAAGTGAGAATATAGAGAAACTAGCTGAGGCGCTCTGTGCGGCTCAAGGGGAGATGGGAGGCGCTGTGAAGGGCAGTGCTAACCCATTCTTTAAATCGAGCTACGCTGACCTTACAAGCGTAATTAAGGCGATCAAAGAGCCATGCTCTAAACACGGCCTTAGTTATGTTCAACTACCGCATAGAGATGGCAATAGTATCGGTGTGGTGACACGGCTTATTCACACCAGTGGGCAGTGGTTGGAAAACGAGTTTACCCTGCCAATGGTTAAGGGTGACCCGCAAGCAGCAGGTAGTGCTGTGACGTATGCGAGACGGTACGCATTACAAGCACTGTTCGGTATACCAGCGGTTGACGATGATGGCGAGTCTGCAATGATTCGTGGTGACAAACCAAAACTTATTGACGAGTCGCAGTTGGCGGTTATTTTTGATCTGCTCGACAAGACCGATTCTGACGTTGACAAGTTTTGCAAAGCGTTTCATATCGAGGGAGTCGAAGCGATGCTATCTAGCCAGTTCGACAAAGCAATGGCAGCACTGAATAGGAAGCTAAAAGATGCGAATAAGTAACCACGTACAAGGCTCTCAGGAGTGGTTACAGAGCCGTTTAGGAAAGCCGACTGCTAGTAACTTTGGCAAGCTAATTACGCCCACAGGGAAGCCTAGCGCGTCTGCTGATGGGTACATTAATGAGCTTATAGCCCAGAGGATTACGGGCGAGCTACCAGAGTTTTATACCAATTCAGCAATGGAGCGGGGTAACGAATTAGAACCCGCTGCTAAGGCCCTGTATGAGTTTACCTACGGTGTTGAAGTGGTAGAGGTTGGGTTATGCTTGCACGACACGTTAGATTGCGGTGCAAGTCCTGACGGTCTAGTTGGTGATGAGGGTGGTTTGGAGGTGAAATGCCCTTTGCCGCACAATCACATTGCCTATTTACGGTCGGGAGACGTGACCACAAAATACGTCCCTCAAATACAAGGTTGCTTGTGGATAACTGGCCGCGAGTGGTGGGACTTTATGAGCTACCACCCCGCGATGGAAGATTTGATTGTGCGAGTCTATAGGGACGAGGCGTACATCAAGAAACTGGCTGACGCAGTAACACGCGCAGTCGAAATAATCGAAACGGAAACTTTAAAATGGAGTAAGAAATGAACATATTTAATTGCACAGCCCGGTTGGGCAAGGACGCGGAGGTTCGCCGAACTCAGAGTGGTATGGCTGTTTGCTCATTCACCGGGGCGGTTGATTCTGGCTACGGTGATA